CGGTGATTTTGACAAGTACCGTGTTCGCATGGTCAAAGATATGACCGTTATGCGGAATGATATGCTGCACATGGCCACTGGAGAAGTAGCGTTTTACGCTTTCAGCCGTTGGGATGGCGAACTCATGGACACCGCCGCCGTTAAACACTTAATCACAGCCGCGTCTTAGTGATAACGACAGTAAAAGTAATACGCCCCGCAGCAGGTACGACATATTGTTACCGCTGCGGTGTGTATTCCGTTCCTGATCAGATGCCGGAATCCGTTGCAAAAGACCTCGTTAGAGGTGGCCACGCGCTCGATATTTCCGCACGGTCAGAAACGCCGGAACAAACAAGACACACAGAAAAGCGCAAAAAATGACAAAGTATTTAGATACAAGCATTCAGGTAACGTACTCCACAGATTTGCCCGTAACAGTCGCAACAGCAAAGCAACACCTGCGAGTTACCCACAGCAGCGAGGATACGTTAATCGAATTGTATCTAAGGGCTTCGATTCGAGTGGTAGAAGAAAATGCACACGTTACGCTATTAGCGTCAACGGTTACGCAGGTCTTCGATACTATTCCCGCACCTGGCCAATACCTTGACCTTTCTTTGCCGCTTACGTCGCTTACTTCGATGTCTTATAATACAGTAGAGGCCCCCGCCGATTTTACCGCATTCACGGGCGGCGTAAATGATGCTGGTTATAATAGGCCGCGCATTTACGCCCCCGATGGATGGCCTGACGGGTGGCAAATGAAGGTAATTTATGCAAGCGGATACACAGCGGAAACGATACCGAAACCGCTAATTGTTGCGGTATTGCTTACGCTATCCGATATGTACGAAAACCGCACCGACAGTGTAAAGCAGTTGCCAACTGCGGTAGATCATCTTATTCAACCATTTAAAGTGATGTCAAAAATATGAATAAGAATGAAAAAATCGGGGTTATGGATCGGGAGGTTACTATACAGCGCAGCGAATTGCAGGAGAATAAAACATCCGAACGTGTAGAGGTTTTTACCGACCTTTTGACAGTTTGGGCGGCGGTAGAATATCCTATTTCAAGGCAGGATGAGCAAATTATGGACGGGTTAAACATTACGACTTCGCCCGTTAATTTCACGATACGCGATACTGATATAACGGTGAAAGATCGGATTGTTTACGACGGCGAAAATTACGATATTATCAATATTGCACAAATTGGCCGCAATGATCGGCTAAAAATTACAGCGGTAAATGTCGAATAGTACACAGCAGGAGGTTGCGCAATTAATCGGGGAACTGCGCGAAATAAGCAAAAAGGCGAAGTCTGACACGTCGCGCATTTTGAAAGTATCCGCAAAGCCGCTCGTTAACGCGCTATTTATCGCAGCCCCGCACGGAAAGAAAGTACATAAGCGGTATAGTACGGTAAAGCTATCTAAAAAGATACGGGCCGGACGCGGTAAAGGTACTGTGGTTGCTACTTACGCACCCGGAAACCTTGCAGCGTCATTCGCGGTGCTGGCATTAAAAAAACAGGATTACCGGGTAACGGTCGGGGCAAAACTGGCAAAAGGCAGCGCAAAAGGCGATTTTGGGCCGCATGGCAGGACAGACGGTTACTATGCCCACATGATCGAGAAAGGAACGCGAAATATGACAGCGAGGCCGTTTGTTGGGCCGACATGGGCGCGAATGAAAGAGCCTACAAAAATACTGATTGTGAATAACCTAAAAAAGAAAATAAAGCGACTTAAAAAATGAACATACAGGGGCCACTTAGAAAAATAATTGCGGATTCTATTGAAGCGTCCGTAATTTTCAACGATCGGGTTTTCCCTGTTGTGGCTCCGCAAACTTCATCGTATCCGCTTGTCGTTTTGACGGTAACTGGCAATAATCCAGCACCTACAAAAACGGGCGTATCAAAAGTAGATAATGTATTGGTAGAGGCGAGAGTTTATGCTCAAACGTTTGAAACGTGCGCTGTTGGAGACGAGGCGTTTAGGGTGGCGGTAGATCAATTTCGCGGCGACGTTACGTTTATGAGCGAAGTTACCGCGATTGACGGTATTAGGTACGAGTCTACGCAGCAGGGAATAGAGCCTGATTCTATGCTTTATGTGAGTGTCAGTACCTACACGGTGAGGATAAAAAGAGACGGATTAATCGGTTTTGAAAATATGAATTTACCTTTTTACGATTCAGACGAAAGCGCAATTTCAGCGGGTTTGCAGGTCGGTGATCTTTACCGATTAACAACTGATAATTTTTACGGAATGAAAGGCGGAACCGTCGTAACAATAATGTAATATGAATAGATATATTTTTCTTTTTCTAATAGCGGCATTTTCGCTGCTTTTACACGCAAAATGCGTAGCACAAAAAAATATAGTTTACGGTGCGGGTATCACCTACACCGTAGGCATTCCTACGTTCGTGCCGCCGGGAAATTCTTCGCGTGTTGCCATTGATACGGTAACGAGTAAATGGTACGAATATGCACAGGCAGGCGGTTGGCGTTGGTCTGGTGACCGCGTTCAGGATATTTCCGGTTGTGCAGCTCCTGCATACACGCCGGGAAAAGCGCAAAGCCGATTAGTATTGAACGCTTGCAGTGTTGCGCAAAACGGACACGGGCCGGAATTATACAAGTATACTGGTTCGGCATGGTTGTGCCTTAATTGCGGGGGTAATTACACCGCTGGGGATGGCATAGACATAACAGGCGATGTGATTACGAATACAGGGGACCTATCAAATACCAACGAGTTGCAAACGCTTTCCAGTGGCACAAATACTGTCACGCTATCCAACAGCGGCGGTACAGTCACGGTAGACACCGACCCAACTAATGACATTACCACGATCACAGCAGGTACAGGAATAAGCGTTTCAGGTACAGGTGATAGCAGAACTTTGACTAACACCGCGCCCGATCAAATCGTAACGATTTCCGGGGCCACAGGTAGTTATCCAAATTTCACTATTCCGTCTCCCGCTGTTACTTTGAACGACCTCACAGACGTGACGTTGAGCAGCCCTACCAATACGCAGGTATTGCAGTATAATTCGGCCACAACGCAGTGGGTTAATGCTACGTTGGCGGCAATTACAGGCAGTGGTGCAGTTAATTATATACCGAAGTTTTCAGCATCTGGAAGTATAACAAATAGTCAAATACAGGACGACGTAAATGTTTCAATAAATGGTGCGGTACACGGGACACGTAAGTTGGCTATATATAGCAGCGATGGGAATGTAATGAGATTTACGAATACAGGCGCAGGGACTTTTTCTGACTTCCTTATTGGTACTAACGCTTTCGCTATTGGGTCTAATTCGCAGTTTTTAGTCGCTCATGCGGCTCCTGCTTCCGCTTTTTCTATTGAATCAAGCCGTATAGTAACAACACTGTTAGAGTTAAGATCATCTACGGGGGACTTTTTTATAAGGCCAACTACGGGCGGGGTGTCTGGCAGATACATATCAATAGATGGGTTTAATGGGGGATGGGTTCAAGGGTTCAAGGTGGCAAATACTGGTAGCGGCGGAGGTGCTATTATTGCTCAAATAGTGCCTAGCACAGGAATAGCCGCAATCGGCACGGCGTCTCCAAACGTTGCATCGAAGTTGGATGTAACCAGCACAACAGGCGGCGTACTATTCCCTCGTATGACCACAACGCAGCGCGATGCAATTGCGGCACCGCCGGACGGTTTGGTGGTTTACAATACGACCGCCGCAAAATTACAAGTACGGGCGTCGTCTGCTTGGGTAGACCTTCACTAAAATTCAACTAAAAAAATATGAAACATTTACTTTCAATTATCGCGCTTTTTTGCGCCTTTTCTGTGTCCGCTCAAATCGCAGAGGATACCACATACTTTGCCAAAGAAAACGGCCAATGGTTTAAAATTCGCTCTATCCAGTACGCGAACCAAAACCGAAACCTGAATTATGAGTTTGTGGGAGACAGCACCGCGCTTTATAACTCGAATTTGAATACCACAGGGCAGCGCGTCGCCGATATGGCAATAGAAGTGCAGAGTACTGCCAACTTCACCAAAGAGTTAAACCAAATATCAATAACCAATACGCAGGTTCGTACAGCAAGCGGCCAAAACTTTTTGGATACGCTGTATGCCCAAAACAAAGACTGGTATTTGACAGGGACATGGGCAATGCGGGGCGAGGATAGCGGAACGTTTGCATTTTCTGAAACAGCAGCCGGGCAATTACGATACAGCTTTAACGGTGGCACAATCAGGAACGCTACGCCATACGGGAAACAGGCCGTTATTTTGGCCGGATACCCAATCGCCGGGAAAACCACTATTTTTTGGTACAATGGCAAAAACTGGATGCAGAGGGCAGACGCAAAGCTGCGCCTTGTACGAACCGCGCCAACAGCCCGAAAATGAGAAACGCCGTATTAATCCTGCTACTCCTGTGCAGCCTATCCGCACAGGCACAACACCGAATCACCCGCGCAAAGATAGCCGGGTGGGGAATGGTAGCGGTGGCCGGGGCAGCGGATGGAGCGGTAAACGGTTACGAGTTTGACGGACGTAAAAGTTTTGAGCGAAAATTCAACGTAAGCAAAACGGGGTATTTCGGTTCGCAAAGCTGGAAGCGAGCGTACAAAGGAAACAACCCGGACAACGGTTTTAAATCTGATTTTGTCCGTATTGTTGGGGCACAAGATTTTTACCACCACGCCGACGATCTTAGGAAAATCGGCTACATATCAGGCGGGGTTGTTATCGGAACGCAGCACAGAAAGAATACAAAAAAATGGCATACGGTGGCAGATTTCGCCATAGGTTTCGCCGTTTCATCTATAACAAAATCCGCTGCGATGTGGTGGATTAGAAACTAAAAAAGCATGAACAAGGAATTTAATTTATCTGAATTGATCGCCGTTGTTGCCGACAATACCGGGCTGATAAAAAGCGACGTGAACGCCGTACTTGTAAACGCTTTCAAGGAATTGGCTGAACAGGTGGCGACAAACCCGCAAAAGCGCGTCGAAATAAACGGCTTGGGCGTCTTAAAACTCAAAAAAGTAAAGGAGCGGGCAGGCGTTGCGCCAAACGGCGAAAACTACACAACGCCGGAGCATTACCGCGTCAAGTTCGTGCCGTCTGCTCTGTTTTTGCGTAATGCAAATGAAGTAATAACAGATTTAGGTGTAATGTAAAAAGCAAAATATATGAGCGACAGATATAAGTTTTTAAAATCATGGACAGATACAGGCAGCGGCAAAACATTTGCACCCGGCGCGGTTTGCCGTATGTCCGAAGGCGATGCTGCGCCGCTGGTAGATAACGGTACACTTCAACAGGTTGCCGCGTTCACTATTTGCCGTAAAGATATTTTTGCACCGGGTAGCTGCCAGCCAGTCACAGAAGAGCAGGCGGCGGCGTATTCAGCACCAAAATCCGCATTAAAAGACACATTTGCAGGTACTTCACTTGCAGCCAAAAGCGAAGATAAAAAGAACGTTCACAATAAAATAAAGTAGCATTATGGCAACAACAGGCATAGTAAATAGCCGCTTATTGGTTATTCAGGTCGGAACGGTAACGATTAGTTGCCTTACCGATGCAACATTTAGTATTACCCGCAATACACGGGACACTACCTGCAAAGATTCCGGCGGGTGGAGTAATGTATTAGCCGCGTCAGCATCGTGGGAGATGTCAGGTAGTGCGCTGTTTTCTTTCGATGGGACGTACACGTACGACGACCTTTATGCGCTTATTGTAGCAGGCGCAAGCGCGACGGTAAAATGGGGTAGCACGGTTACGGGCGATACCGTTTATTCAGGGACGGGCCTGCTTACTTCTTTGGAAGCAACAAGCCCAGGAACCGACGAAAACGCGACGTATTCATTCACGTTTATGGGCGTTGGCGCACCAATGAGCGCGACGGTGGCTTAGTAGAAAAAAAAATAAGGTGGCGCGGCGTTTGTCGCGTCACCAAAACAAAACAGCAAAATGATAAATTACATTGCATTAGGTGAAAAACAATACCCGGTATCTTTCAGTAACGCCGCATTTATGCGGTACGAGGACTTGACCGGACGGAGCGGGTTTGGCGATTTTGTGGACGCGCTGGCATACGACAACGCAACAGGCGAAGTAAATATGAGCCGCGTAAAAATCGGGTTCTTTGCAAAAATGACATTTTGCGC